CAATAGTTTGAAGTGTATTTTATTCTACTTACGTGCGGTGTGTCAAATATTATTAACGGTCTATCAACCTCGATATGCTCTTCATATATTTTTTTGACCACTTGATCAGTAGAATCATTATAAGACTTGCCTATAGTTGTAGTCTGATCTTCATATCCTTCTGGTGATATAAAAGATATGTTATAATATTGTGATCGGTCATCGTTTAGAATTCTGTCGTATATTGCATATACCTGAAATGTCTTCTGTATTACGTTTTCAGGCGAATCCTCAAGAGTAGGTGTTCTGAATTTCACTGTAATAAATTCATTGCCAACGATAGGCAAGTTTGATATCAAGTTTGCAGCATCAGCAAGGATAACATTTCCAGTCATGCAAAAAGAAAACAAATCTTCGTAAAGATTTATTTCCATCATAAAGTCAGTGATGTCGGCAGTTGCTTCAGTGCTAGGACTAGTGATAAGCAATTGCTCTATTTTATAATCACCTGCATGTATTAGTGATTCAGACGAGGAATCCATATTACTGATCCATTAAACTTTTGTATTTGTTTATGAAACCAGCTAAAAATTCATTTCTTAGTATGAATATCTGTCTCTTTTTTTCGTTCTCATCGACTTCATAGTCTATATTTGAAACTGCTTCTATGCTACCGTTAGCAATGCCCACTGCATCATAATCAACTATGATTGTTATATCATCTGCTAGACGATAGTGATGGTCTTTACCAGAATTTCCAACACCATATTTAGATTCTGTGTATGCAAAAATTTCTTCTTGTCTTTTTGGCCACTCTTCGTTTGTATTAACAATATCATTTACTGTCAAAATAATCCAATGGTAGTTAGAAGATCCATAAAAATTATTGGCTATTATATCAGGAGTTTCTCCGTTTTTAACATAATAAGCCTCTAGTGCTGCTCGACTAGTTAGTTTTCTATCAAGACCTACTCGCTGAAAGATGTCTTTCGTATTGACAGTTTCGCCGTTTACTTTGTACGAAATTTTTGGCATTGCTTTAAAAAACATTAGTAACCTTCCGCTATTCTATCATTAGTTAGGGTTTCAAGTTCTGTGAACGCCAACTGCATATTTATTTCTGCTGGTGCACCGCTCGTGCCTTTAAATGTAGTAAATGCGTCTTGATTGCCGTATGTTATTTTGATGTCTGTTAATGCACAAGAAGATATTTTACTTAGATGTGTATTTTCTTCGCCTTTGTACATATATTGTATATTAAATTCTGATGGATATTCTAAGAATAGACCAGTAGGATCATTCTCTGGGTGCATGTGATATTTGAAAAGTCGGATTATTCTTTGTACTTCATTGTATTCAGTTTCATTTCTAGGAACAAACTTGTAGTTGAATGCGAACTGTCTAAACCCCATGTTAGAGAATAGTTGCTCTTTATATGGATTAGCCACTTTACCAGATGCTAAGTCCAGCGATGCTCCTATTTCACCTGTAATCCCTAAGCCAGATGGCAATGAAGCCGCTGCTTTGATTGCCCCTCTGGTAACAAGATCGCCAATGCCGCCAGCAGTACTTAAAAGGCCTTCTTTATCGAACAGTTCGCCTGCACCAGCCAATGCACCGAGTTCTTTGTTTTCCCAGTTTGCTGAATATTGAGCAACAGGGGGCGCTGCAACGTGAAGTTCTATTACTCCTAGAGTTCTAACTTTAGTGACTGTTTCTATAACAGATTCTGCAATTGCCACTCCTGCAATCGCTCCTCCGGCACCACCTACAACACCTGATAAAGTCTTTGCTAACTTTGATGCATTGCCTGTAAGGCCAGCAACACTAGCACCTGCGCCCGAACCCAACACAAATCCAGCAACTCCTGCTGTTCCTTTCGCCAGTGTTTTGGCTTGGTCAGCAGATAGTCTATTTTCAGAAGTAGAATTAACTGTCTCTAGCTTTGCCCCTTCAGTGATACCACCGTAAAAATTTATTGCAGCTAAAGTATTCTTATCAGTTTGTTCGGCAACTCGACTGTTTGACCTTGCGTTGATGAAGAAACGAACACTATGAGGTTGATGCTCGTCATCGCCTACTCGCTTAGGATATTCGAGAACAGTTGGACTACTGAATATAAAAGCTGAAGCCAGGTCACGATCTCTAGCTTCTCGTTCGGCAGTTTTTTTCGCTTCTTCTGCAATATTTTCATTGCGAATTTCTTGATTTGCCACTGCTGAGGAAGTTTGATCAAGCACCCTGCCTACCCTGTCTGCGGTTTCACCCATTTCTTTTCCTACGTAAAGAATTGTTTTCTTTATTTATAACAAGAATGCAAGTCATCTCAGGTATTCCTATCTAATAAATAGAGTACACTTTCAACTTAGCTATAACATCTATGACATACACAAAAGAAGTTTATTCAGGAAGATTCCAACCAAGAAATCCAGCGAAATACAAAGGCAATGTTTCCAATATAACATACCGATCTAGTTACGAATTAAAGTTTATGAATTGGTGCGATATAAGTGCATCAGTATTAGAATGGGGCAGTGAAGAGATAGTAATACCTTATCGTTCACCGTTAGACAATAAAATACATCGTTACTTTGTAGACTTTGTTGTGAAGATACGCAGCAAAGACAAAGTAAGAATGTGTCTTGTTGAAGTAAAGCCTAAACGATTCACCCAAGAGCCTAAGAAACCTTCTCGCACTACGAAAAGATTCATCAACGAAGTCAAACAATGGGGAGTCAATCTTGCTAAGTGGGAAGCCGCTAAAGAATTCTGTCTCGACCGCAACTGGGAGTTCATGATTATTACTGAGAAAGAACTTGGTATTTGATTATAAATAAGAGTATGGCTAATCCTTTTGAAAATATAAGAACAAGTGCAGGGGACGCAGATCGTTCCTTTCGCTGGTATCAAGATTCTGTTCGCAAAGTTGCGAATAACATAGACTCGTTTAGTAATGCGTCAAAGACTGACTTAGGCGAGTTTGTGACAAGACTAGAACCAGGTAACATGTACATGTATGTGTACGATCCTAAGTATAAGGACACCATGCCTTATTGGGATCAATTTCCACTTTGTTTGCCATTCGATGAAATATCTGGAGGCTTTGTTGGAATTAACCTACACTACTTGCCTTACTTGCAAAGAGCTAAACTTCTCGGTGAGTTGTTGAACTACAGTGATAAAGAAATAAACGAAAAGAGTAAAATTGAAGTAACTTGGAGCATACTAAAAAACTTTGGTAAGTTTCCTCAAGTACAGCCTTCAGTAAAAAAATATCTGTACAGTCAAGTAAATAGCAGATTTTTTAAGATAAATCCAGAACATTGGAAAGCATCGATATTTTTACCAACACAGAGCTTCCAAGGCGCATCACTACAGAAAGTTTACAGAGATAGCAGAGACATAATCAATGGCTAAAGCAGCAAACAAGTTAGTAAATTTCTTATCAGAAATAAGAAATCAGCACACGCCAAGAACTGAAAGATTTGAGGTAATGTTCAACATACCTGCAGGTCTACGAAGTCAAATAAGTTATGGCGCCGAGCAAACAATTTCAATAAGATGCGAAGAAGCTCAGATACCTGGTATGGCGGCGACTAACCTTCCCGTCAAGATAGGCGCATGGACAGAATATAGAACACAAAACGTAGAATTTCTAACTACTGATATGTCTTTCAGTTTTATAGTAGACGAAGATTGGCATGGTAGAGAACTATTTGAAAAATGGATAGCTATGAGTGCGGATACAAACTCAAAAGAAGTAGGTTTTTATACTGATGTAGTTGCAGACATTGAAATATCTTCTTTGAGTACAAATGACGATGTATTAGCAAAATGGAGACTTATAGACGCTGTTCCTAAACTCATAAACTTGACACCGATGTCGTGGAGTAATATAGGATTTGTGAGAATGTCAGTTTCTGTTTCGGCTAAAAAGTGGGAAAGAATTTATAACGGTGTCGGTGTTAAATAAATTAATGTAACTAATTGGAGAATATAATGGCTTTACCTGTAATTGATGTACCAACATTTGATGTAGAAATACCAGGAATAAAAGGAAGTGTCAAGTTTAGACCCTTTCTAGTAAAAGAAAACAAAATTTTAACGCTTGCTTCTGCGTCTGAAAGTACATCGGAAATGTATGCTGCATGTTGCCAAGTGATTAGCAACTGTTCATTTGGAAAAGTAGATGCAGAGTCTTTGGCAATGTTTCAACTTCAAAGTGTATTCATAAAGTTGCGTGAAAAGTCTATAGGCAACATACAAGAATTCACGCTAAAGTGTGGAAAATGCGAAGATTCTTTAGAGTATAATATGGACTTAAATTCATTTGAATTGGTAGGCGACATTAACACAACAGAAAAGAAAATAGAATTAAATGATAGTGTTGGTATAATGCTAAAATACCCATCTGCTAAGGTGCAGTTAACGCAAGATGAAATGAGCGATACAGACATTCTTCTAAACAGTATTGATTATATTTACAATGGCGAAGAAATAGTCAAGCCAGAAGAAGAAACAGTAGAAGAAATGATAGAATTTATTGATAGTTTGCCAATAAGTGCGTTGAATGATGCCGCAGAATTCTTTCAAAAGATACCGACGTTAATTCATACAATATCTTATACCTGTACTAAGTGCGAAACTAAAAATAATATTGTAATAAATGGTTACGATCATTTTTTCGGCTAACTCTTTCTCAGGATTCGCTTGAGAATTATTACAAGACGAATTTTTTGTTAATGCAAGAGCATCATTATAGTTTGTCTGAATTGGAAAATATGATGCCTTGGGAAAGAGAAGTTTATGTCGGTATGTTGATAACTCACTTAAAAAAGAAAGAAGAGAAACTAAAGAGTAAACAATAATGGATCTAACAGTATCTGGTAAAAATATTTTAGATGAAGGCTTCACTGGAGCTAACGTCAGAGACAAAGAAAACAATAATAAGTTTTCAAAGTCAGGCGCAGACTTTCTGCTGGAAAATATTAAGAAAGCCACGACACCTGTTAAAAATACTAGCACGAGAAACAAAGATGCAATCTCTTCTTCCATAAGCATTATCGCACAAAGCCTTGGCGAAAACACGGAAGCTGTACAAAATATTGTTGATGCAAACGATGAATCACAAGAAGAATTTGTGAAACTTGTAAAGATGATGGCTGCTGCCCAGGAGAAAACCGGAGAGGCGAGTGTTGCGGCTATAAATCAGTTATTACAGCAGATAGCAAAAATAGAAATAAAATCTGGCGACAAATCAGAAGAACTGATAAAACTTTTAGGTTTAGATAAAACAAAAGAAACTTTATCAAAGCAAAGTGATCCTCTTGGATTTGCTGGGACTGCTTTCAAAAAATTCACAAATGTTGATGTAAGAGAGAATGACACTTTTGGTGAATCACTAAAGCAAGCATTCTCTAAAGAAAAGTTATTTGGACTACAGCCGAAAAACGACTTTGATACAATAAAAGAACAAGTAAGCCTAGAAGAAAAAAACAAAACGCAATCACAAGGATTTCAAGAAACAGTCAACGCAGCAATAACAACTAAACCTCTCAAATCAGAGGCTAATGATCAAGTTGTAAATGCCGAGGGTGGAAAAGTCTTTACTGCTGGTATTGATAGAGAATCTTTGGACAACAAGAAAGTAGAGCTATTAGAAGACATCTTGGCAGAATTGAAAAAAATGTCAAGTGGCGAGGCAGGCGGAAATGGATTAGGTCTTCCTCCTGGTATGGCTCTACTAAGAAATGGTAAACCCCCCAACAATACTAAGCCAAGTAGATTCAGTAGATTTAAAAGAGCATTGGGATTTGCAGATGATGTTCCTACGACAGGAGCGACTGCTACTCCTACAAAGTCTGCCGCACCTAGAAGTCTAAAATCACTTCTTTTCGGGCAGGCTGACGATGTTGCTTCAGTCAAACCTACTCTGAAGCCTGGACTCAAAATAAACAGCGCAGGCAACCCATATAATGCTAGTAACGGCAAAATGGTATCTGCGAAAGAGGCTTTTACTAATGTAGCCGATGACGTTGCTAGAGCTGGAACAAATGTAGCTGACGATGTTGCAAAAGCAGGTGTAAACGTAGCTGACGATGTTGTTCGTGGCGCTAGTACTACTAGCAAAGTCCTTGGTGGCACAGCGAAAGTTTTAGGTAAAGTAGCTGTACCATTAGCAGTAGCAGGGTCTGTTTATGAGGGATACCAAGGCTACAATGCAGCAGATCAGCTAGTAGAATCTGGCGCTATAAATGAAGAAACAGGTCAGATGTTTACAGAACAAGATGAGACTGCTGGTAAAGTAGAAGCAGTGACTAAAGCCACTGGCGGTCTTGCTGGTTCATTAGCAATGGGATCTAGTGGTGCTGCTCTCGGCGCTACTATTGGTTCAATTGTTCCTGGCGTTGGTACAGTTATCGGCGGGGTTGTGGGCGGGGCTATCGGTGGTATAGCAGGGTATTTTGCAGGATCTGCTGCTGGTGAAGCGATAGGAGACGCTGCTACTACTACATCAGGAGAGGCAGCACTAGACGCTGCAATAGAAAGTGGCCTTTATGATAAAGACTGGATGGGCAATAGTGAGATTAATCCTGAAATATTAAAAGAAACTACTGATACTGCTCAATTACAAGCTATACTTCACGATGATGATTTAGACGAGAAAGACACTAACAGAGTCTTAGAACGGCTTAGCCAGTTGGATGGAGGCGAAGAGACTACTACACAAGAGGCAACTCGAGGCAGACAACAAAGGACACCTAAGTTACCTGGAGTATATGAGGCTGGTATACGAACAAAGGATGCAGATGGAAATTTAATTCCATTATCAGAAGAAGAACAGTCCCAAGTAGACGCCGTAAGGGCAGCTAGTGCTATGATGAGAGGAGAAACTTATACGCCTTCCGTGTCTACTAACAAAAATGAGAATAGTAATGCTGTTGATCCTAAACTAAAAGAATTGAATGAGAAAGCCGCCGCTGCTGAAATTGCGTACAATGAAAATCCAACTGAAGAAAACTACAAAGCAATGGCAGATGCTACATTAAAGAGTGATGAATATATACTTGAGAGCAATGTTTCCAACGCAAACGCATTAGTTAATATGGCTCCTTCAGATCCTTCAAGAATGCTTATGACTGGATCAGATAGCGCAAGCGGTTTAGAAAGAATAGAAACATCAGTTACTCCTACTGCGGATGCTGTAGGAAATATGACAGAAGCGGCTTCTATCCAAAGTTCGCAACAAGCACCAACTATAATTAATAACGTCACAAATAACAATACACAGGCAAGCAATTCAACTCCTCCTGTTCTGATAAATCCAACGACAGCAAGAAATTCTGTAAATTCTTTTATAGACTTTCAATCAAGGCAATACACACGAGCATAAAAAAAGGGACCGAAGTCCCTTTTTCGTGTAACTATATACTAGTCATCCATTGCAAGTTTAGCAAAGTAAGACATCGTATCGTCTTCTTCAGTTGCAGTAACTGGAGCAATGCTAGCAACCGATGCAGTAGCTGTTGCTACGTCTCGCATGAAGCTATCATCAGTAGAATCACCTGTAATAGATGAGATGCTCTCAGCAGTTCCAACTCGTGTCGATGAGCCTAGTACAAAGTCTAGCTTCTTTTTGAGTTCATCGTAAGACTTGAAGTTGCTTGGGTCAATAATCTTAGCAAGTGAATGCTGTTTCGCCCAGATAGCTTCAATCTCTGTATCATCGCCTGCGACAGGGCTAGGAGCTGCAAACTCTGACTTGTCGTAGTTGCGATAGCCTTCTACTTGACGAATCTTTAGTTTGAAGTTAGCACCATCCCAGAAGTCGAAGGGGTTCATAGGATCTTCGTCTTGGAACTCAGGCTGCATAGCGTCCTTGATCTTGTCGAAGATTTTCTTACCGAACTTGTAAAGAAAGACTTTACCGTTGTTAGAAGGATTGCCTGAATCTTCTACGACTAGAACATTAGCGTAGTATGAGAGACGGCGCTTCTGCTTACGAGCAACATCTTTGTTAGCTTCTACACCGC